TTCTCTGTGATCTGTGGTCTTAGAACCATCGAGGAGCAACGTGAGTTGGTTGCTAAGGGCGCAAGCCAGACAATGAAGTCTAAGCATCTAGACGGGATTGCTGTTGATTTGATGGCGTATTGCTCGGGGGACCGTTGGGAATTGAATTTGTATGATGAGATCGCAGATGCGATGGCAGAAGGTGCCCGTGCGGTAGATGTACCAGTGCGTTGGGGCGCGGCATGGACAGTTCCTAACATTGCGCAGTGGGATGGCGACATGGAATCTGCTATGAATGATTATATCGACACACGTCGTTCACAGGGTCGTCGTCCGTTTATCGACGCTCCACACTTTGAATTGATGATTTAGGAGGCCGTCATGGGACCAGAGGATCGTAAAGGACCAGCTAAGGTAAAAAACAAACGTCGTAAGCAGATGTACGAAGAGATTGAGAATGCAGTATCTGAAGCCATGACGGCTCCAGACAAGCGATCTTTCCGTGAGAAGATGGAAGACAAAGCTGGTAACTTTGGTCGTAAGTACCAAGACAAAATGTCAGAGTTCCGTTTGACTGGAGACATCCAGAAGTACAAGTACGGCGGTAAGGTTGAGTCTTGTGGTGGCGACGTTCGTTACAACTCTAAGCGAGGGCAGACGTACTAATGGCTGGAATTATGATCACAATTATCCCTGACGGTATGCCAGTGGATAATATGCAAGAGACGGAAGAGGGACACACATGTCCTCTGCCTACACAGGATCCTGAGTTAAACGAGCAAAATCGCGAGATGGCGATTCAAGATCACAACTACCGTGAGCCAAACACTGGTGTGTCGTTTCGTTCTGATCAGGTGTGTGGAAGCTGCGCAATGTTTAATCAGACAGAAGAGATGCTGGAGTGTCTTGGAGATGAGTCTGGTAACACGGGCTATTGCCAGAGCCTCAAGTTTGCATGTATGAAAGAAAACACATGCGATGAATGGGCCGAGGGCGGTCCAATCACGTCCGACCTGCAAGAGGAATATAAGGACAACCTATAATGGATATTGTCGACTTGGCAAAGTATCTGTATAAAAAACTAGAGGAACGTGAAAATGATATTTCTACGTCCCTCTCTCACGGTTCAGTTCAGAACTGGGAGCAGTACAAAACAGCAGTGGGAGAGATACGGGGTCTCTCTTTCGCGCGCGAGGAAATCAAGGCCCTGCTGGAGAAAAACGTAGACGATGTCGAAGACTTTATATCTTCCTGAACACGTTGCGCAGAAAATGAACAAAGAACGAGAGGGAGCAAAGGCTGACTCCTCTTCTTTGGAAAGCGCATATGTTGACGCTAATGACCGGGTGTTAGACCCGTCTCTTCTAGACAAACCGTTACTTGAACGTCTCCCGCAACCAACTGGTTGGCGGGTTTTAGTTATGCCGTATCAGGGCAAGGCTAAGACGTCGAGCGGCCTATACATTCCCGATGAGGTTCGGGAGCGTGAAAGCGTGGCTACAGTTGTGGCTTACGTGATGAAGCTTGGGCCGTTGGCCTATAAGGATCCAGAAAAGTTTGGACCAGATGCAGAGCCATGGTGCCACGAAGGCCAGTGGGTATGCATTGGTCGTTATTCTGGTTCACGATTCAAGATCGATGGTGGAGAAGTTCGTATTATCAATGACGATGAGGTCATTGCTACGCTTCTTGAGCCTGACGATATCAAGCATGTATAAGAGGGCAGGTTATGTCAGAAGAAGAACGTATTGAAGAAGAGGTGTCCATTGAGACGCCGGAAGAACAATCTGAGCAGCCGCAAGAAGAAAAAGCTGCGGTAGCTCAAGAAGACGAATTGGACTCGTATAGTAAAGGGGTTCAAAGTCGTATTAAAAAACTAACGGAAAAGTACCGTCAGGAAGAGCGAGACAAAGCAGAAGCAGTTCGTTTGTCTCAGCAACTGATCGCTGAAAACGAGAAGTTAAAGTCTCGTGTTCAGGCTTTGGATACAGGTTATCTTTCTGAGTACGGTACGCGGTTGGAATCCCAAACACAGGCCGCAAAACGTATGCTAAAAGAAGCGTATGAGGCTGGGGATTCAGATAAATTAGCGGACGCGCAACAGCTTCTGTCTAATATTGCAGTTGAGCAACAGCGGTACAACACAGCGAAAGCTCGTGCTGAACAGCAAGCAAAAGTTCAAGTGCAGCAACCGCAAGAACAACAGCAGCAGCCTGTTCAACAGCAACCACAACGTCCTCAGCCTGACCCACGCGCGGTCGCGTGGAAGGAAAAGAACGAGTGGTTTGGTCAGGACAAAGTCATGACGGCTGCGGCATTCGCACTTCATAATCAACTCACCGAAGAGGAAGGGTTTGACCCAAACAGCGATGAGTACTATACTGAAGTCGATCAACGTCTACGGAGAGAGTTTCCACACAAGTTCTCTGAGGCGAAAAAATCGGGTGGAGCACAGGTCGCACCTGCTGCTGCTTCAGCATCCCGCAGTAATAAATCAGGGCGCAGGTCGGTCAAACTCTCGCATTCACAAGTTGCGATTGCAAAAAAGTTGGGCGTACCTCTCGAAGAATACGCTAAATATGTGAAGGATTGATACAATGGCTGACAGAACACCGCGCAAGAGCGCAACACGCGAAACAGAAACGCGCAGAAAACCATGGGCACCGCCCAGTCACCTTGCTGCACCTGATGCCCCAGATGGCTATGTGCATCGCTGGATTCGAGTTGCTATGCGTGGCGAAGAGGACAAGATGAATGTCCACTCTAAGCTACGTGAAGGATGGGAACCCGTTCGTGCAGATGAGTATCCAAACTACGAAGCCCCTGTCATCGATGATGGCAAATATCAGGGTGTAATAGGACAAGGTGGACTGATGCTGTGCCGCATCCCTGTTGAAACGGTTGAGGAACGCACTGCATATTACGGGGGCAGAACCCGCGAACAAATGACTGCCGTAGATCAGGACCTAATGAAGGAACAACATCCTTCGATGCCGATTCAAAATAGTCGGCAAAGTCGTGTAACATTTGGAGGCCGCGAACGCGACTCCAATTAACTTAAAGGATTGCTACTATGGCAAATACTAATGGTGCATTCGGACTACGCCCAGTTGGGGTTGTAGGTTCGTCTTCAAACACCAATGGTACGACCGAGTATCGCATTGCTTCAACAAACACAAACGCGATTTACCAAGGTTCTCCTGTTATCCCTCTAGCCGCTGGTGTTATTGACCGGGTTGGTGCGGCAGCAGGTGGTACTGTTGGTCTAGTTGGTGTTTTCTGGGGCTGTGAGTATGTCTCATCTACCACTGGAGAGAAGGTATTCTCTAACTACTGGCCGGGTTCCGGCGCAGACGCGGACTTCCCAGTTCGTGCTTTCGTGTATGACAACCCTCTACAGACATTCGTGATTTGTTCAGATTCTACTCTGACAGACGAAGCGACTGCGCGTACTCACGTATTCGCAAACGCGAACTTCGCGGCTGGTCAGAGTGGCTCAACAACGACTGGCATTTCTAGTGCTACGTTGGCTGTCGGCACAATCGCCGCCACCGCAAACTTGAACTTGCGTATCATGGGCATCCAAGATGACCCTGAGAACCAAGACTTCACAGCGGCTGGCATTCCCGTATTGGTTCGTTTGAACAACCACTTCAACTCACCGAATGGTGCGATTGCTGGTGGTACTGTTTCAACGACAGGCGTATAAGGAGGCTAACTAATGGCTATTTCTCGCGCACAATTAGCGAAAGAATTGGAACCGGGTCTCAACGCTTTGTTCGGTATGGAGTACACTCGGTACGAAAACCAACACGCAGAGATCTTTACAACAGAGTCTTCTGATCGAGCATTCGAGGAAGAGGTTATGTTGTCAGGTTTCGGAGCAGCACCAACTAAACAAGAAGGTTCTGCTGTAAACTTCGACGATGCTAACGAAGCATACACTGCTCGTTACAACCACGAGACCGTGGCACTTGCATTCTCTATCACAGAGGAAGCCGTGGAAGACAATCTGTATGATCGTCTTGGTTCACGTTATACTCGTGCGTTGGCACGTTCAATGGCACACACAAAACAGGTTAAAGCTGCGGCTATCCTGAATAACGCATTTACTGCTGGCGCATCTGCTGGTGGTGACGGTGTTGCATTGTGTGACGCGTCTCACCCACTTACAACGGGTGGCACATTTGCCAACGAACCATCAACTGCTGCTGACTTGAACGAAACATCTCTTGAAGATGCTTTGATCAACATCGCAGGTTTTGTTGATGAGCGTGGTCTAAAAGTCGCGCTACGCGGTATGAAACTAATCATCCCACGTCAGCTTCAGTTCGTCGCAGAACGTCTAATGGTTTCTAACCTACGTGTTGGAACAGCGGACAACGATGTTAACGCAATCCGCTCTATGGGAATGTTGCCTGAAGGCTATGCCGTCAACGACTTCCTAACGGACCCTGATGCGTTCTTCATCAAAACAGACGCACCTCGTGGATTCCTCCACTTCGAGCGTACTCCGTTGTCTACTAACATGGAAGCGGACTTCGACACAGGCAACATGCGCTTTAAGGCTCGTGAACGCTACAGCTTCGGGTTCTCAGACCCACGCTGCGTTTTCGGTTCCCCCGGTGCATAATTTATGCTAGTATAGGGACAGTGTTTTTTCATAACACCTCCCTGTTTGACTTGGGGCAACTTCGGTTGCCCCTTTTTTATTTATTTGTCGGTGCTCATAGCTTCGAAACCTTTTCGAATCATGTCTTTGTGCATTTCATTACACGCGTCTAGTAAATCGGCGTACGCTTTTACGAACGCTTCCATTTCTTGGTTGCCGATCATCCAGCGGTCATGCGGTAGTCCGCGTTGAGCACGTTCTACAATTTTGTTTGCGGTTTTAAAGTGTTCCGCTACTTCGTCGATCATCGTTTTTCCTTTCGTCATAGTGATGAATCCGGTGACAATTTGCACACAAAGGAATGCATTTTTCCGCTTCTTCATATGCACGTTTCCATTGCCCCTGTTGTACATAGTAACTTACTTTTGTTTCACCAGAGTTTTCAGGGTGGTGAAAATCTATTACAGCAGGATGACTAAACCCACAAAAAAAGCAGGACAAACCTGCTTTATATTCCCACCACTCTTGTCTCTTTTCTTTCTTGCGCTTTTTCGTTCGTTCAAGCACAGCTTCTCTGTTGCGCTGATACCAAGTGGCACCATACGCTTTGTTGTACTCCTTTCGTTCCTCCTTGTCCTTACGAGGCATAGGAGATTTTCCCGTGTTGGCTACTAGGGTCTTTCAAATGTTACCATAATCATGTAACATCTAAAGCATCCCTGACAGCCACATGGGTGGTTGACATTAGCCAAGACAGGAGAATGACATGGCTCGTACTACTTTTTCAGGCCCCTTGAAGGTTGACACAGCTTTTTGGGCAAACCCAATCACATTTGCTAACCTGCCCACAGCTTCGTCTGCGAACGAGGGTTACATCTACTATGTGTCAGATGCTCGTAAAGCCTCAGAGACTGCGGGTAACGGTACAGGCAACCTAGTTTTCTCAGACGGTTCAAACTGGATTCGTGTGGATACTGGCGCGACAGCAGCAGCATAAGGAGTTAACTTATGGCTGGTCCAGTAAAAGCATATAACTGGGTTCAAGGAACGACGGCGGCAGTCGTCGGTCCATCTCGTTCACGTTTACGTCAAGTGGTGATTTACGCCGCTGCGGCTGGAGCCTTCACGTTGAAAAACGGAAGTGCGACAGGTGACACATTGGTAACACAGAAGTTTCCAGCAGGTCACCACGTTATGAACATTCCTGATGATGGCATTATTGCTACAGAAGGAGTTTTTGTATCTGCGTTTACGGGTTCGACAAATGAACTCACAATAATCTTGTCATAGGTAAAGGAGACTTAGCATGGCAGATGCAGCAACAGTTGTTATGAAGGCTACCATCCTACCCGATGAGATTGCCAAAACCATAACAGACACAACCACCGTCACTCCGAAAGACGCGAATGACAAGTGGTATTACAAACTAACTGAAGTTCAGAACGCGAGTTCTGATTTGATCGCG